TGTCGCGGTGCCGCTGTTGCAAAGCGGTGAGCATTTCCGGGCGTGGTGGGTTTGCCGTCTGGCCGCCTTGTGTGCCTCCGTCCTTTTCGCCCATCAGTACCGGACCTTGTGGGGTCATGGTGATATTGAGGAACGGCACGGCCTCGGCCATGCTCCAGTGGGCCACGAAGCCACGCGCCGAGCGCATAAGTACGGTGACGCGCTGGTCGTCGCGGTCGGTCAGCATAGAGGCCAGCGTCTGCCCCACTCTAAAGGGTAGCTCCATGGCTTCTGTTTCGCTGATGTAGCCGCGCAGTTTGGAGAAGAGGAAATAGTCGCCGTTCAGAGGCACTACGCTCTCCATCTCCTTCAATGTGTGTATAGTGCTTCTTTCCATGACGCTGTACTCTTCCGACTGCCGGAACAAAGGGAGTGCCAGGATATGGTCGAGGCAATAGCCCACAATCTGGTTGAGGTAGTTGAAGCCTTGTCGAAGCAGCGACTCTTTCAGGCGGTCAGCCTGGTATCTGTAGGCACGATTGTCGCCGTTGGTGTCGCTGATGCCGTTGTCACCCATCATCACGGCCAGTTGGTCGAAGCTGTCCCAATAGGCCAGTCGCACGACGGCCATTTGGATCAGGGCGACCAATTCATTTTTCACGGCATCGCTGCCGCTGATTCCGTTGGTGGAATAATAGTCGGCGGCCTCATCAAACAGGTTGGCACCCAGGACGGGTTTCAGCCGCTGTTGCTCGACGGTGGCGATGGCCGGTGCAAGGGTGGTGAATGAGGTATTGACATTCACCGGCAGGCAGCGTTTGAACTCGGCCGCTCCATCGGCGTTGTTGGCTTTCTTGAAAAATTTGGGTTCTGTCATATCTAATCAGGTTTGTATCTCTTCCTTGGCCTGGCCGGTGTTCAATGTTGTCAAGATGGTTTCCTTGTATTTCAGCACCAGGTCGTCGCCGTGTCCGTTGTGTCGAAGCTTCAGCATGACAGGGTCTAATACCTGTTGCTTCTCGATGTAAGTAGTGACAACAGACACGAGGAATGATTCCCTGATGTCCGAGCCGCTTCCGGCATTACCCGCGTAGGCACCTCCCGGCATACCTGCGCCGAGCACGGAAGGGTTGAGCATCATGGAGAATAGGATTTCGCTGTTGGCGGCCGCCGAGGTCGATAGACGCTCTTTGGCATCAATTTCATTCTTCAAACGCTCGATTTTCCACTCTTTGGGTACCTTTCCGTAATCGTCCATTGAGTACTCAGAGAAGAGAGCCTTATTGGCGTTCTCTACGCCACAAAGGGAGTCTTCTATTTCCTGCATGGCATTATTGATAGCCTCTTTCTTCTTCTCCTTTGAAGGGTATTCCGAATCAGGGAAATGGGTGTCCCAATAGTCGTCCGGGATTTGGATGTGCCACATGAGCGTCATGGCGTTGGCGTAGCTCTTGGCCAGGAACTGAGGAATACGGTGGGCGATATCTACCCATCCGCTCTCCCAGGCAGCGTTCCAGTCCGGCACGGCGTAATAGTCGTTGTTGGAGAAATAATTGCCTATTCTCGGAAACGCTATCACGCTGCCTTTCAGTTTGTCTTTTTGGTTCAGCAATTCAAGTTCAAGGAAAGGGTCGTCCTCGTCGAGCATCCGGACAACTTCGCCTTTGTCCGTCGGAAAATTCTCGTTGAACCGTGAATAGACACAAAGCCACTGCTTATCATCGCTCAAACGGCAATGCCTCGCATTGCGAAGGATGAGGTTTGTAATTCGACCCTCCTTGTTGAAGTAAAAGACAGGGAAGCAATTCCCGAACTTAAACAGGTCGCGGAAAGCTCCTGTCATATACTTGCGGAACTCGTAGGATATGAAATAGAGCTGCACGTCCTTGTCTTTGCATGGTGTCAGCTTCATTTCTCCGTTCTCGGCGAAGCCGTTCATATCCATAGGAATCACGCCCTGGCCGAATGAGGTGCGGGCTTTGAAGCCTATAGCCGTCGAGAGAACGCCTGTTCTCTTAATCTCTCTCTCGGCCTCCTCCGGGTATCTGTTATCCAAACCCCAACAGACAAACTTCTTGTCTTTGAACGAAAACGTTTCCTGTGGGTCTTCGTTGATTTTCTTTGGGCTGGTGACAGTGGCGGCAAAAATTTTGTCGCTGGCCATCAGTACCGGCAGGCCTTTCTTATTGAAGATTATTTCCATTGCCATTGCCGAGGTATTTCTTAATCTTATAATTTACGTAGCTATCGAGGCCCAGCAGGGAGCCGCCCAGCACAAACATTTCACCGGCAGCACCGAGTATGGTTCCATCGACTTTTCCTCTTGGTTCGAGGTACATGGCCAGATACAACATGACCACTCCGGCCACGATAAGAAGTGCTCCCAACCAGAAGCGGCGTTTTTCTATTTTACTTTCGTTTGATTCCATGTCGTTTATTTTTTTTTACAAAGGTACAATGATGGGTAAACAATAGCAGGGACATTCTATCCCAGCCTTGCGTGTGAGCGCAGGAAGTTCTCGTCGGTCTCGAACTGTTCCTGATGCTGGCGGCTGATGACGGCCTGGCGGTTGCGTGGGTCTTTCATGTATTTATTGAGGTCTCTCATGAGGCGCACCAATTCGCGGTTTTCCGAGCCGACGGATTCCGTCTGGCGTTCCATTACCGAAGTGACCAAAGGCTGCTGTGCGATGCTGTGGCTTCGTCCTATACCTTCTGCCGCCGATGATGCTGCCGACATGTCTATTGCCGCCATTGGAATATTGGAGAGTGCGCGACTGTCGCCTCTCTGGTATGCCTCCAGCTGCTCGATGATGGGGGCAGTCGCAGGGTCAGATAGCAGGCCATGTGAGGCCACCCATTCGGGGCCAGCCTCACCCGCCTGATATACCGTGCGACGTTCCACATAACCACCCTTGGCGTAGGGTCTTGGTTCGTTAAGGATGGCGGCAATCTGTAGCGCGGTGTTGGCGGCCACCAGGGCAGTCTCGGCGATATGCTGGGCTACGGTGCCTTTACTCTCCCACACACGGAGGATGGCCAGTGCTGCCGATATTGTTGCCTCTGAAATTGAATAGGCCTTATTCCGCTCCCATATTTCGGCATTAAGTTCGTCCTCTTTATCCTTATAGTCCTTATCAAGTTGTTCTTTCTGCTCGTTGTACTCCTCCTGAGAGATAAGGCCCTGCTCCAGTTGGTCATCAAGTAACTTAATACTGGCATCCTTTTCGTCTTCAAGTTCCTGAATACGGCTCTGTGCGATATTGTTAAGCAATTTGTTAAGGTTGCCCCACACCTCCATAGCAGCGTCGGTGAACTTCTCAATGCCGATAATCCAGCGTTCGATAGCCCTGCCGAAAGCATCTTCCTTGGCTGCATCCTGGGCTTCCTGATTGAAACGCTCCAACTCATCTGACTCATGCTGAATTGACCTTGCATTCGCCTCATGTTCCTCAATCTGCCGGTCTAGGTCGTTGATAAGTTCCTCGTTATAGTCATTTTCGGCAGAGGCGTTGTCTATGGCGTTGTTCCGTCGTTCTGTGAGACGTTGGATAATGGCACTCTCGGCTTCGGCTTCCTTCTTGAAGCCTTCCTTTTGCTCCTCGTATTTCTTCCTGATGCTTTCCAGTGCGCGGCCGTATTGGTCGAAGGCCTTCTCATCGAATAGCCATTCATACCCATTGCCGCGCATTTCATTCACGAGGTTTTGTGTATCTTGGCTCCACTGGCTCTCATCATTCGAAAGAGGTTTGGCCTTACGCTTATTCCCGCTGGTGATGCCGCTATATACATTGTTTGCAAACTCTCTTTTGAGTTGCTGGTATGCCGCAATCGTCGCACGGATGGCGGCGAGGTTTTCTTTGTTTTCCTCAATCTCTTTCCTGATGGCATTGGCGACAGCCTCATCAGTAGCTAACCTCAACTTTTCCTCCAACCGTGTCAGTTCCTCGTTCTCTATCCTTGCGGCATCCTGTTCGGCGGCGGCGATATTCTTGTCAATTTCCCGGACTTGTTCCAGTAGTTTACGCTCGGCCTCCTCAATCTTATTCAGGTACTCGTTGGTGTTGGAGCCCTTGAGCTGCCGTCTCATCTTCTCCAACTCTTCACGCTGTTTTTTGACATACTCTGAAATTTTGGCGCGTTCCATGGCGGCGGCCGCCTCGGTCACCTGTTTGATGAGTGCTTGTTTCTGTGAATCGGTGGCTCCGACAGATTCCTCAATATCCTTAATCATCTGGTCGCGTTTGTTACGGATTTCGGATTGTAGTTTCAACAGGCCGCTTTCAGCCTTTGTGTTGAAGTCCGCAATCATACGCTCGGCACGTTCCTTAACGCGCTCCCACTTCTTTACATCTTTCTCGTCGATGTATTCCGGGGCACTTCTCCTGTTTCTGTTCCTGTTTTCAGCAGCAGCTTTTTCTAATGCGGCGAGATACCTTTGCTGCTTTTTTATAAGTTCGTCATCTGTAAGCGTTTTCAGTAGTGCTTTTGTCTTCTTTATTTCCTCATTAAGGAACTGTAGGCTTTTCCCTTTTAGATTGAAGGGGTCATCACCCAAAACGCTTGCAGCCCGGTCATACATCGCTGTTACGCGGTTAAGGTCTATCATCGTCTTTGTCAATTCAGTAAAAGCCTCATCAAGGTCATTTGCTGATTGCTCATAAGTTTCAAAGTCAACACCCATGTTCTCCAAACCCAGGAAAATGTCGTTTTTGGCCCAGAATTTGTCTTTTACGCCGTTCAGATAATCGGACACAGCGTTATTGAATATCTCCTGTAGTTGCTTCTCGTCAACATTGAATCTTTTAGCCCAACCTGGAGCCATGTTCAAGATACCCATGGCAGCTGAGTTTACATTTTTATTCTGTTCATTCAATGCGCTGGAGCGGCTTTCTTCGTAGGCAGCACGTCTGGCGGCAGCAGCCAGGTCGTTGTAAGCATCCGTCAGATTTCTTATTGTACCATCTGCGGCCAGGTGTTGGGAAATGATGTCAGGGTATAGCTGTTTTAACTCATCGAGAGCATCTTTATACGCGGTACTCCCTTTTTCTGCACCTCTCATGGTGTCTATTAGTGTCTTAACCTTTCCTTCAGACTCTCCCATTGCAGAAACAAGTTCGTCATGGAGTGAGCGCGTATGGCCTTCGATTTTTTCCTCATCTTTTCCGATTGTAAACAGCAAACCCGCTACCGTTGTGAGGCCTGTAATGATTAACCCCCACGGAGTGGAAGCGAAAGCAGCCTTTGAGGCTTTGGCTGCCGCCGCATGGGCCAATTCTGCTTTCGTGGCCTGTTCTGTGACCGCTATTTCCAGCCCGTAAACCTTGTTTTTTGTTATTGTCGCCAGACGCTGAACGTCCGTTGACTTGGAGCTCAGTTGTCTTGCGAGATTTTCCTTCTCTATTGCCAGCTGGTTTTGAAGTGTCTGCAAGCGTTCTTTTTCTTTGGCAGCTACCAATTTCAGCGTTTTGGCTGTCAATACATCTTTTCGATGGCCTTGCAGTTTTTCCAGGCCGAGCATGGAGGTGAGTGTCTTGATGAGTTTGCCGTCGGCGGCAAAATTCAGCAACTTAACGCGCAGCCAATTCACCATAAGAAGGATGAGTCCGGGCAGGATAGCCTTATTCTCCTTAACAAGCTGCACGAAGCCAGCGATGCCCTTCATGAGCACCGTGCCTGTCTTCTGCAAGTGGATAAGAACCGGGTAAAGTTCGTTGCCGAGTTCAATGCGCACTTCTTCAAAGCGTTTCTTCGCTTTTTCGGCCTTGGCTTGCATCGTTTCGTTTTTTGTGTTAAACTCGTTGATGACGCTGCTGCCGGTGGTCATTTCCTCGTTTGCTATAGCCTGTGCTTCGGTCACTTTATCGAGGCTGCTGGCCATGGAGGAAATAGCTGCTGCTGCTCTTTGACCGTCGAGTCCCATGTCTTTGAACACAGGCACGAGGGCGGTGTAACCGCCCATTTCGTTGAAGCCTTGCAGCACACGCTTGATGGCTTCGTTCATGTCGGTTTCCATGAGCTGCTTAAACTCATTCAGCGGCATTTTGGCGGCTTTGACAAATTCCTCGGGCTTCTTAATCATCTGGCCGATGAGGCGTTGGAAAGCCGTGGCCGACATTTCGAGTTTCTGCATATCCTGATCTAACGCGGAAGCGTAGCCCAGGATTTGGTCGGCAGACAGTCCGGCTTGTGTCGCCACGCCACCGAGGCGGCCGAGGAACTCCACCAGGTAATTCTCGTTGGCAGTGGAGGACTGACCCAGCATATTGATAGCCGAGCCTATGGCCAACATTTTCTTCTCGATATTGTCGCCAGCTTCTGCGAGTTGGTAGGTGCTTTTGGCGTACACCTCTGACAGTTTGCCGATGGTCACCATGGCACCGTCGCCCAGCACGTCGCCCAGGGCGATATTGATTTTGTCTGCAGCCGACACGAAGCCCGCCACGGCTTCCGAACTGTTGATGCCGAGTTTACCGGCTTCGTAGGCCAGCTTATTCAGTTCCTCGCGGCTGGTCCTGGTATCCATTTTTTTGAAGGCCTCATTGAGT